GAAGGCCAATGCTGGATTCCATTGCCGGTTCTGTACTCAAGCGCCTAACTGCCTGATCGAGGCTGGTCCGACAGATCGGGCCAGATACTACGACAAGTCCGAACAGGAAGGGCTCCCCTTCTAATGCTCATCACGTACCGAATCCCTTCGAAGAAGGTACCGTACGGATACATCGAGTTCCAGTGGGAGCGTGCCAGCGGTACCGGCATGCCCGATCCTGCTGAACTGGCCGAAGAGTACGCTCAGTACATCAAGGATTACCAGGCAGCAGAAGTGCAGGCATTCGAGAATCCTACCATCCGTCAGATCAAGAGGGCCGACAAGGTCGACGAGGACATCAACTCTGCGGCCGAGGTCATCAAGGATACTCTCGGAGCGACAGAGATCGGCGAGCGTGAGCCGGTCGCCCCGTGGGACAACAAGCCTGACGAGACTGAATCAACTGAATCGAAGCCATGGAAGAAGCCGACCGCTTCTTCCGACTGGGACTTCTGAGAGGAAAACATGACTGACATCAATGACGAGCTGTCCGGCTCGAAGACTCCGCCCAGCGTCAAGTTCGAGAAGGTCGGGGACAAGCACGTCATCCTCGTTGCCTCCGTCCGCAAGGTCCCTGTCCGAGAGTTCGTCAAGGGCAAGCCCGGAGATCAGCTCTACTTCCAGGGACAGAAGCTGGTCCGTGAGTCTGACCTCGTCCTTCAGCTTCCCTATGAAGCTGTTCCCGCCTGGCTCGTAGTCGGAGAGCTGGAGGACGGTACGCCTGTCTCCCTCCGCCTGGAGGGTGAGCGCCTCAAGGCTACCAAGAAGACTATCCGGGAGGGTGGTCGACTCGAAGAGGGCGGCATGATCGCAATCCAGTTCTCCGAGGAGGAGGACACGGGAGCGCCTTACCCCAAGAAGAAGTTCGTCGTTCAGCTGAAGGGCGCTCAGGCTTCCTGACATGAAGACTCTGGCCCGTGCTGTCAGGCGAGGGCTATCGGCTGGGGAGCCGCTTCCGGCTCCCTGGCCCGTCTTCGACAGCAAGAAGATATCCTTCCGGCGTTCGTCCATGCAGATGATCGCCGGTCCGCCCGGCTCCATGAAGACTGTCCTGATGCTGAACGTCGTGGACAAGATGGGGCCCGACGTCCCGACTCTCTATCATTCCTCCGACTCCGACGACTTCACCATGGCCACTCGTGTGCATGCCATGAAGTCGGGGATGTCCACGGATGAAGCCGAGTTGGAGATTGCCCTTAGGCCCGAGCTGGCCTCAGATTCCCTGAAGAAGTTCAGCCACGTCAAATGGTCCTTCCATGCAGCACCCACGCTGGACCACATGTGGAAGGAGGCGGAGGCGTTCCATGAGGTTCACGGCACGTACCCGCACCACACTGTCATCGACATCCTCATGGACGTCGACTACGAGGGTGCATCAGATCAGAACTACTGGGCGCTCATGTCTGAACTCAAGGTCATGGCGCGAGACCAGCAGACAGCCCTCACGATTGTTCACCACACATCAGAGGCTGCCAAGGGCGGAACTCCGCCGCCCCGCTCCGCCATCATGGGCAAGGCGAACCAGCTTCCGACCTGTATCCTCACGCTGTGGGGTGACGCTCACCAGGGCACCCTGGATGTTGCGGTCGTCAAGAACCGCTTCGGTCCGCAGGATGCAATGGCGAAGAAGTTCTTCCGCATGAAGGCCGACCCCTCCATCTGTCACGTCGAAGAGTCGGAGGCGTCGGAGCTGATGTTCCGTGATGGCACTTCCGTCGATGATGACGAGAAGATCGATCTGTTCAAGGAGTAGCCATGTGTTGCATGAAGCCGTGCCTTGTTTCCGAGTGGGTCAACGGTGTCCACGGGTACCGTTGCCTTAACTGTCAGGCCTGGAGATCGGGCTGATGTACTGTCACTGCGGTCGCCCTTACCCCTGTCTGGAGCATGTAAATGGCTAAGTGTCCAAGCTGTCACCAGCGAGGCTGCATCTGCCCTCCGAGGGTCCCCGACCCTCCCCTTCCGAGGAGGATCTGATCACGACACAAAGCAGGAAGCATCGCGGATATCGCACCCAGAAGGTGTTCGCTGAGTACATCCGCAAGCTCTTCCCGTACGCTGAGCCCACTGGCGCTGGACGCCAGGGGCAGGACATCCTCAGCACTCCAGGGATCTGGTTCGAGCTGAAGGCTCGGGCCGGTTTCGATCCCAAGTCTGCACTCAAGCAGGCTCACCAGGAGGCTGACGTAAGTCATGCCGCCTACCTGACAGCCCTGGAGTTTGGGGTTGATCAGCCTGCTCCACTGCCCGTGGCGGTGCTGAGGATGAACGGGCAGGGCGAGAGCAACATCGGCGAGTGGGTGGCCTGCATGCGGGTCGACACTCTCCTCTCCCTCCTTGAGGAGGCGGGCTATGGTCCGGAGGACGACGGAGGATAAGCAATGGCCGGTCTTTCCGATCGGTCCTATCCTCGAACATTACGGTGGCGAAGACGTCATGGAGGACAGAGGCTGGTATGCGTACAAGTGCCCGTTCCACGGGGACCGTAGTGCATCAGCCTCTGTCAATACCATCCTGAATGTGTTCGTGTGCCACACATGTGAGATGAAGGGCAACGCCGTTCAGCTCGTGATGAAGAAGGAGAACATCCCCTATGGCGACGCTCTCCGTCGTACAAAGGAGATCGCTGGAAAGGGCTCTGGTCACGTACCAGAAGCACCTGGACGAAGGTCTGGAGTACCTGGCAGGCAGGGGAATCGATCGGGAAGCCGCGCTCTCCGTAGGACTTGGCGTAGTTCGTGACCCCATCCCGGGTCACGATCACCTGGTCGGCAGGCTTGCCATTCCCTACCTGACCCCATCGGGTCCGGTGAACTACAACTTCCGATGCATGAAGGACCACTCATGCAAGGATGCCGGTCACGGCAAGTACATCATGTGGTCCGGCCTGTCGGCCAACCTCTTCAACGTCAGCGTTCTGGAGTCGGCCGGTCAGTCCCTCGCAATCTCTGAGGGCGAGATCGACGCCCTCAGTTCCACCCTTGCGGGCATTCCCTGCCTGGGCGTATCAGGTGCCAACAAGTGGCAGGAGCACTGGAACAACGTGTTCGAGGACTTCACCAACCTGTACGTGTGGCAGGAGGGGGATGAGGCTGGCAAGAAGTTTGCCGATCGTGTAGTCTCTGAGGTAGGGGCTATTCGAGTCGCACTCCCCGACAAGCAGGACGTCAACTCTATCTGGACAGCTTCCGGCGCGGAAGCTCTGAGGGCAAGGGTTCGCAAATGAGCAGCGTGTTCATCATCCTCAACGAAACCACGTTCCACGGAACCGAGCAGGTCACGTCGGAGATCGTGCCGCCTGTCTACTTCTCCCTTCAGGGGGCAATGGACGCTCTGCACGACATCGCCGAAGGTATGGACGCTGTCATCGAGGAGGATGCAGACAGCGTCATGGTGTCCGGTCCTTACGGCACAGGCATCGACACGGACGAGTACTACATCATCGAAGCGGAGGTCAAGGAGTAATGGGCAAGCACAGCGGAAGCCAGGACCCGAACGACGTAGAGGGTCCTTTCGGCACCGGACCTCACCCCACTCCCGAGCAGTCTCAGGAGCTGGCTGACAGCTTCGAGCGGCAGTGGAGCAACAACCAGGCCCGAGCGGAGGAGCGCAAGTGATCCTGCCCTACGGACAGTGCACTCACCCGGCCATCGAGAAGCGTGCCGACGGTCGTTGGTACTGCACCGAGTGTGGACAGCTGAGGAGCTGACGTGTCGACTGCGGAAGAGCGCATTGAGCGCGGACTGAAGCTGTACCTGCGCGAAGAGCATGGCTTGATGGTCACTGAGGCCAAGCTCGGCATGACCGAGTTCGAGGCCAGCCAGTGGGAAGGCTGCGACACGTGCGGGTATGGAGGAGATGAGGACCGGGCATTCACGCCCCTCCTCTACAAGTTGAAAGGAGACGGTGGATGGGTGGTGATCGAGCTGGACACGGTGAACTCCGTGAACCTGCTTCCAACCCTTCTCCCGTACATCGAGAGGGCGAACTGATGGCAAGGACTGACTCGTTCGGAGTCGAGGTGGAAGTGGGCGACATTGTCCTCTCCTGCCCGAAGCACAAGGGGTCAGGCAAGCCCGAGGTTGGCCGAGTGTCCGGAGTCTTTGACTCCGGGCGGGTCACCATTCAGGTTCCGCAGAAGGTGCCTGTCTACGCCTACGAGGAGGGCGCTCCGGACGTCGAGCGCACCTCGCACCGCTGGACCATAGATTACGATGCGCCGTCTGACAGGTGGGGCCGTAAGCCCTACAAGCAGGAGCCCCACACGTACATGGCGAAGGACTACACGGTCCTTCGCAACGAGTGGAAGTGGATCCGCAAGCAGGCTGCGGATATCACTCTCATCGTCCTGCGCAAGCACGGCGAGGAGAAGAAGGGCCTCGAAGAGATCCTCGCAGAGAGGATCGGCTTCAATGTTCTGGCTCGCAATCTGAACCTGGACTACGATGCGGACAAGCCGGACATCGAGGAGGACAAGTGACGGACGGGGACAATCCCACCGCGAAGTTCCAGTTCGATGTGGACGATGAGACCGTTACGGTTGAGTTGGAGTTCCACCTCTCGGACAACGTGGAGAAGTTCTTCAACGTGCATGATCTGGTTGAGGGCATGAGCGCGGCCATCTTGCGCGACATGATGTGAGAAAGGTGATAGTCGAACGCCTGCCTGATGGCAGGCTTCGGCTGACCATCGTGAAGGAGCATAAGTGAAAAGGTCCGTCAACGCACGGGTCATCGAATGCGGACAGCCGCTGAAGGCCGTGTACATGGGCACTTACACCGATGGCTCCAAGCATTACGTGGAAGTCCGGTACGGCAATCGTCAGACCCGTAAGTGGATCAAGTCTGACAAGGTAATGCTGGACCCCAAGGTCCAGCTTCGATACTGCGAGAAGGTGACTGAACTTGGGTAAGAAGTATGAGGCGTGGATCGACGCCTCTCAGGCAAAGCGCGCAAGCGAGATGGATCTCGCGGGCGCTCAGGGTGGATGCACTGAGGCTCGCCTCACGGAGGCGAACAACAACGCCGAGCAGAATCGCCTGAACGAAGAGCTGACGTACCGCGAGTGGCGACAGGACCCCAACGGATGAGCGAAGAGAAGCGCACGGCAGAAGACACCGACAACCTTCCAGCCAAGACAGTGAGGCCCATCAAGTGAGCGTTGACACGATCCGAGCAATCGCCCGAGCCACCTCCATCGATATCGTCAAGGAGCGGGGGACCGACGTCGACCGGCTGGCCGTATCGGAGTGGCTGGAGCATGACCTTCCGGGTCTGGATCAGGACTTTTTCGACCTGGCGGTCGACATAACCCTCGCCTATGTGACTTCGGCTGAAGTCAAGGTCTACGTCAAGGAGCACCTGGTGCGAGATGACGGAACGGTGAGGACCCAGAAGGAGTTCGAGGCCGAATTGGGCAGCCGGGACATAATCGACTCCCGGCTGTAGAACGCAAAGAAAGGGGCACCCGAGGGTGCCCCTTTTCTTACTTGGTCAGACCAGCAGAGTCCTCGGACCCTACGTACTTACCGAGCCAGGCCTTGAGCAGGCTGGCAACCGCTGCGGCTCCTGCGATAGCAGCATCATCACTGGTGCTGATATCAGAGAAGCTGAAGACGGAGAGGAACGTGAAGGCGAAGGTCGCCAGCACGCGCTCTACGAGATCCTTGAAGTATGGACTCATTACACTCCTTATGCGCCATATGGCCAGATGTGTTCGATCTGTTCTGCCGTAGCATCGTCGATGATGCCGGTGGTTCGGAGGCCGAACAGAGATTGCAGCCCACGAATGTGGGACTGCGTCTCGCTGTCCAGATCTCCGGTCTCTCGGAGACCCAACACGCGCTGGACATACTTAACAGCGTTGGCCTCTCGATCGTTGGTCACGGCGTAGATGCGCTTCTCATACCAAGCTGGCTTCATGCTCCCACCTTCGATGCGATCCTGTCCACTACGCCGCGAACTTCCTTGACTTCTACATGTACGGCCTCAACCTCTGCACGCTGGGTCACTAGATCCTCAAGGATCCCGACCCTGCCACGCAGGTCGGCAAGCTCGTCGTCCTTGACGCGGCCCTGCCTTTCCAGTTCGGCTACTGCTACTTGCAGAAGTTCCACGGTGTTGACCGCAGCTGACTGCGCCTGACCGTTCCCTAGTCTCTTGCCTCCGTAGAAGCCTCCCGCTGCTGCGGCTACGCCAGTCACCAGCGTGATGTACTCGTTCGGATCTAGAGCCATCTCTCTCTCCCTTTTAAGTGGACTCAGCGACGGTGCGCATAACCACCGTCAGATACCCCCCCAGTGCTCCACGGTTAGGGCCGGGCGGAGCGGACTGCCTGAACTCCCAGTCGTCGATGACGACCTGAGTAGCGATCCCCTCCTGTAGCTCCTGGTATGCGATCACGTCGCCTGCTCGGGCGACTGCCTTGAAGTCCTCGAACCTGGCTCGCGAGTATCCGTCATAACCGATCCTCTGGCCAGTCCTGTCGGTCTCCTCGTCGAAGACCTGGAAAGTCTGAGTGACAACCCTCTGACGAATGGAGCCAGGAAGGGCCTTCACCTGCCATCCATTCAGGACGCCACCGAAAGCGGTGTCCGATCCTCGACTGAGAGTGAACTTCATCTTGATCCAGTTCTGAGGACTGGACGGAGAGCTGATGCCGACGTCCTTCGTTCCCGCTCCAGCTGCTGGAGTGTAGGTGATGTGAGTCACCTCTCCTCCGCCCTCGGAGAGGACGGCCACCGACAGGTTTCCCTGAAGTGGGGATGGTGCACGGATGCTGAAGAACTTGTACAGCTTCGGCTCTTCGGTGTTGAACCTGATGCGTCCGGTGGTCAGATACCCACTCGATACGAGACTGCTCGCAGTCTCCCTGTAGGCACCGACTCCCGTAACGGTGAAGACCTTGCGGTCGCTAGCCCCGAGCATGGTTACGGATGTGACAGCGTTAGGCGAATCCGCCTGATAGATGTCACGGGCGTACGCATAGCGTACGGCCCTCGTGGTCTGCTCCTGGAGAACGGACCCTAGGTCGATCCTGTACAGACCGGAGTGCGTGTCGTGCTGGTTCGTAGTGCCGGTCCACATGAAGCGGTCCCTGCCGATGATGCCACGGCATCCGTCGGTCACCTCGAACAGGAGTGGACCGTAGGAGATGTCGCCATTGGCGTCCATCTCTCCGACCCTGAACCCCTTGCTGGTGGCGATGCCCACGAAGGATCCCACGTACTGGTAGATGTCCCTGATGACCTCACCGGTAGGCATGGCAGCAGTGACGCCGGTCCAGGCCAGGACGGGAAGGCCGCCAGCGTCCAGCGTGGCGGAGAACTTGTGGATCTCAGACCTCGTACCTGAGTCGCCAGCCACGTAGATGGCGTTCGGTCCCTCAGTAATGGACTTCCACGTCCACGACGCGTCCTGGTGTGTGTACACGGCAGTCGGGATCGCCACAGGCGCACCCGCTGGTGCGGTCACGAGCTGATAGACGCTGGCGTTGAAGCCCAGGATGAGCCTCGCCTTCACGAACTCCAGCACGGCAGTGCTGTTGAGCGCCGTGTTGTAGATCTGGGACGGAGCGCCAGCGTCAGTGCCCTTGTAGACTCCGTCGTCCCGTGCGATGAAGTAGGTCTCGCCGGATGACGTCAGATCCCTGATGGTCGAACCGCCAGCCGCGATCACGGACGTATCGGTAGATGCCGTGATCTTCCTCAGCTCGTCCTGCGCACTCACCCATGCAGCGTCTACGCCTGCTGCGGTGACGTATCCCCTCGTAAGGAGGGGAACCTTGGCATTCGAGTGAGCTACGGCGGTATCCCTGAGAAGCTTCACCTCTCCAGCCGTCCACGGGTCGATGCCCAGGCTGGTGTCAAACCTGAGGTTGAACTGGTTGTCCGTGTCTGGGTCCTGGTACAGGATGCCAGCTCCACCGCCGAAGGTGGACTGACTCCTCAGCCACCACCCCTGAAGGGACTGCTCGCCAGGCTCGGCGAAGTTGTCGAACTGCTGCTTCCTGATCTCCGCCATTCGCTCAGTGTATGGACGTGAGTCCTGCGTGGCGGAGAGGAAGGGAATGCCAGCAACGGCGTAGTCGTACGCATTGTCCGTCAGGGAGTAGTTACTTGAAGTGGCTACTCCGAGTCCACTCAGTTCGTCGGGAATCCTGCGAACCATCGTCGCCATTGCTTACTCCTTACGCCTGTCCGGCTGCATGCCAGTTGGCGGTCAGTCCAGTAGTGGTGGTCGTTCCGCTCACCGTATTGAAGAACGCGGTGAACCCTGTGGTCGTTGTGTTGATGGCCGACACTACGACCGGCGAAGATCCTCCAGGTGCGTTCGACTTGGAGATGACCACATTCGGAGCACTCGGGTATGCGGTGGCGAAGACCACCGCAACGCTGACGTTAGAGTCGGAGCTGAAGTTCGCAGTAACAGAGCCGGTCTGCATGGGCAGATAGCTGATGTTGCTGACACTGTTCTTCGCGGTTCCAGCATTGATCGTGGTTCCGTTGATCGTAGTCGCGGTCACGGTCGTAGCACTGACCGTAGCACTCGAAGTGACATTGCCAGAGTTCATCGTTCCGGCAGTGATGTTGCCGACCGCGAGGAAGGCACCGTCGGTCTTCAGCGTATTCGCTGCGGAGCGGTACAGGAAGGTGTCCCTGGCTCCGGTTCCAGGCCCGATCTCTATGCGGCCGTTGGCCAGGAGCCTGAACGTGTCGTTCACGAACGCGCCATAGATGGCCGCCAGTACTACGTCTGTAGCGTTGGCCCTCTCAGACTGAACCAGTCCAGAAGTGGTTACCGTTCCGGTGAACTCCGGGTTGCCAGAGAAGGTCGGGTTACCGGCGAAGGTTCCCGTGAGGGTTCCGCCTCCGGTCAGCGCCACTGCTCCGGTGAATGTGGGAGTTCCAGCGATGCTGCCACTGATGGTTCCAGCGCTCCAGGTGGACGCACTGATAGTCTTGTTGGTCAGTGCTTGGACCTTGGATGCACCTACGAGCACATCGCCAGGAGCCAGGCCGTGAATGCCGTCATCGGCATTCTCGTGCTCGCGTGAATCGCTGAAGTCGCGAGCGGAGCTGACATGACGAACGCGAGCACCGGCCGTGTGGCCGGTCGCGCTGGTGCCATCGATGGCCCTGGTGATGGTGGCCGTGGTTCCGACGATCGCCGTGACCTCGACAAGCTCCTCGCTCGCCCCCTCGTAGTCCAGGGCGAGAGTGAACGGCGTCAGGCCCGGCAGACCTACCGCTGACCCGATCGTGATGCTGGTGGCGGAGCTGTTGATGGTTCCGCTGAGCGTAGTCTCTGCTGCTGTACTGCTGTAGTAACGGGTGGTCATGGTTCTCCTTACCCGTTGAAGTATGATACACTTGAGGTATGAACAAGAAGCCGCTCACCAAGAGCTACATCAGGTCCCGTTCTGTCATCACCGATGGCGGTTGCTGGGAATGGTCCGGAGCTAAGCACAAGACCGGATACGGCGAACTTCGCCGAGACAAGAAGCGCATCCTGGCGCATCGCCTGTCCTTCTTTCTGTGGAATGACTGCTGGCCCGAGGTATGCCGCCACAAATGTGACAACAGGGCCTGCGTGAATCCCGATCATCTTGAGGATGGAACCCACGCAGACAATGTGAAGGACCGAGACGATAGGGGTCGTGGCCGTTGGGTCACGAACGAATCTCACGGCCGTGCCAAGTTCACCAATGAGCAGGTCTCTCAGGTTTTCGAACTCAGGGAGTCCGGACTTACTCAGCAGAGAATCGCAGATCGGATGAACATGGCACAGTCGCATGTCAGCCGCATTCTCCGGAAGGAGAACAGGGTCAAGAGTTGAACGTCTGGTAAGAGTCGTACAGCCTCTGGAGCCTGGTTCGCTCCTCGTTGAGCCTCTTGGAATAGAGGGCCAGGAAGAACTGAGAGGCCTGAGATGCTGCGCTGGTGGGCACCAGAGGTGCTCGCTCAGTTGATTCGATGGAGGCCTGCTGAAGACGTCCAGCCTCATATGATGGCAGCAGCCTCCACGCTGCGCCATAAGTGACCATGTCTACGTATCGCTCGGGGAACCCGGTGATCGTAGCGAAGTCGTCAGAGTTGTTCGACAGAACGGTTGGACCCTTGGTGTAACTGACTCGCACGTTCCTTCCGGGAACGATGCGGTCATAGATCTGAACAGACTTGCCAGTTGGCGTAGGGGTTGGCTTCACCTGACCGGAAGTGGTGGAAGCCATCGGATTGAAGCGCCAGCTCTGGGCTGGGAACCATACGCCGCTCGGGCCGATCGTGTTGACGACGACCTTGTACACATCGTCAGCATCTGTCGGAACTGGGTACTCGTACCGTGCCGCAATGTACGGGAACTCTGTCTGCGCAAACACCCACAGATCTGGATACAGTCCGAGAATGGTGTCGTTGATGGCTTCCTTGATCCTCGCCCTGGGGAACCGTGGATCGTTGGTCACCAGAGCATTCGTCAGGTGAGTGGTGGCGGTGGTGCCGTCAGCACCACGACCGTTGAGTCCCGCCATGACGGTGACCGTACCGGTGGTGCGGTCGAACTTCTTGACGAGGATCATCTCGTCGTCGATCTCGACGAGTCCACGACTCAGGTTGGTTGCAGTCTCAGGGTCGACGGTGAGAGTCGTGTCCGTGGCAGTCGCATCCTGAGTCAGATACGACACGGACGCCTGATCCTTGGTGTAGCCCAGAAGCTGCTGCTTCGTGCGGTCTACAAGCTGTGCGAATGTGACTGCCACAGTCACTCCTCCTTAGATTTCAGCCCAAGCGATGGTCAGATTCCACCTCTGATTTACGTCACCTGAAGTGGTCCTGAACGCGATACCCTCGCCTGGTGCGAGGATCAGGGTATTGGCTACGCTCGAAGCGTTGATAGTGATTGCGTCACCACTTGTGAACGACCCCGCACTCAGCGGGGGAGCCACAGTGTTCAGCAGATTGCCGAGAGTGACAGTAGGGTTTCCGGTCCGCACAACTCCGACTGGGGCCGAGTAGGCCGTAGCGAGCTTGGCGATGGTGGCGGAGGAGTCAACTCCTCCGGTTGCCGTAGTGATCCTGTACAGTCCCATGGACGCCGCGACAATGGCGGTCGTTGCCACATACGATGCGGTCGAGGAGAACGAGAAGGAGATGTTCCTTCCGCTACCCACGGGATTCAGTAGGCTCATGAAGTTGTTGGCCGCGACGACGCCCGCAGCGTCGGCAAGAGCGAATACATACACGCCCTTGATAGAAGGGTCGGCACCAGTGATGGTGCTGATGGTTCCGTTGGTGTTTACGGTTAACTTGTTTCCAGCGTCATCGCTGATACCCACGTACTGACCGGGCATGTTACCCCTTAAATGCCTGACCCGTCCTTTGAGAGATCTCCTCTGCTTCGCGGATCTTTGCCATGGTCGTACCGGAAGGCTGAATGCCCTGAGACCTTGCGTCCCGGTACGCCTGAAGTTCCCCGTCCCAAGCCTTGGTCGCTCCAGTGTTGGAGAGGTTGGGGTTCAGTTGAAGGTCCTTAGCCCTCATGCACTCACCGAAGGTACGGTGTTCCTTGGTTGAGCAGGCGCTCGAACAGCGAGCGCCCTTCTTGAACTTACCGGCCATGCTTAACCCCAGTGCAAGTGCATCCCTCGAAGGTTCGCTTGCAGACTGGGCAAAGGTTCTCAGTCACTGTCACCCACAGAGTTGGTCGTGTAGATACCCTGCTTATATCCGTCATGGTCAGAGCCAAGCTCCGCACGCTGATGGCGTGCGAGCACCTTGAAGAGTCCAGTCTGCTGGATGCCCTTCTCGTTGTTTTCGACGAGCTGCTTGTTGCCGCCAGGGCCAGCGATGCACATGTCACAGTCCATGCAAGGATGGAACTCTGGATCGCATGGCTCCTTGGCCGGATCGTAAAGGTAAGACATGGTTCTCCTTAGTAGACTGCGCACCAGATACTCGCTCCGGTGGAGATGTTGCTTGACATGGTGATCGACGCAGGCATGGAAGTCTGGCCGGTCGGTCCGGTAGCATGGCGCAGGGTTGCGCCAGTGGTGTTGGCGTTGAATGCGTTCGACGTTCCGGGAGTTGATGCGAACGTCGCTCCCGTGGTTCCAGTGTTCAGTAGTGCTACGTAGTAGAAGCCTGCCGTACTGATGGAGATCGGAGAGGTGGTGGCGTTCACCTTGAATCCAGTGCTCGCCCAGTTCGTGGCCTGATCCACGCTGATGCCCAGCTGGGTTCCCGATACATTGAACAGGGCAGCCCTGGCGTAAGTCAGGGTGTTGCCCGCCGTGGTCACCACAGCACCCAGGTTGTTGATCGTGGATCCTGCCGGGATGTACAGCTTGTGCAGGAACACGGTCCCCAGAGTGATCAGGTTTCCACCATTCTGGATCTCAGAGTCGTAGTTCCAGGAGATGAATCCCTGCACCAGAGAATCATTGCTCCGCCCCTGAAGGGCGGTGATGTTCGTGTTAGCGGTAGTCATCTGACCCTGGAGGGTCGAGATGTTGGTGTTCGCCGTGGTCATCTGTCCGTTGAGGGTCGAGATGCCAGACGTATTGGTTGCAATGTTGCTGGTGTTCGTCGCGATGTTGCTCGTATTGGTGGCAATGTTCGCAGTGTTCGTGTCCACCTGAGCATCCATCGTCAGGATGTCATTGGTGTTCGTGCTGATGTCAGCAGTGTTCTGCTGGATCCTAGTGTCCTGATCGCTGAGTGCCGCATTGAGCGGCACGTCCCAGTCCTCAGTTCCGCGATCGATTGGTACGTACGTCATTCTCCAAAGCCTCCTTCTCCGAATCCTCCCTCGCCGAACCCGCCAGCGCCTGCCAGCGAAGTGAAGTTGCTGGAGGTGACGAGACCGGAGGCGATGAGCGATGCCCTGGTGGCATCGTCTACGATCCACTCGTAGCCGCCACGATAGTAACGCAGCCCCAGAGAGGGCTGCGGCCACACGTTGGGGTCCAGTCCGGACTGAGGTCTGTTCGTTGCGCCCAGCTCTTCGCCGTACGCATCGTACCTGACCTCTCGCCAGACATTCGGGGAGATCTCCCTGATGGAGACTCCCCTGTTGATCCTGAACCGCTGCATGAGCGGGTTCCACGCGAAGGGGGCCTCAGCCACCGTAGGCGTAGTGAAGAGCCAGTCAGTCACTGAAGCCCCTTCCGGTTACTTAGCTAGCTTTACGCCGCCGCAGCGTCGTACTCCTGGATAATGAACCAGGCAGTACCGTTGCTCACGAACGTCTTCGCGTGAACCTGACCGGAGATGAGAGTGGTATTTGCTCCACCGTCAATCGTCTCAGATCCCGCTGGGTCGATCGTGATAGTCTGGGCCGCATTATCCTTGTACACAGTGTACGAACGCCCAGGCTGGACCGCAGTCACAGACGGGAGGTTCACGGTTACGGCTCCAGTCGCACCGATGACCAGAAGCACGAAGTCGTTCTGCGTCATGGTGGTGGTAGCTGCGACAGTTCGCAGCGTCATGCTGGTGTTATCGAGACCAGACATTGGTTCCCTTTCGGATATGAAGAAAGGGGCCGTCCCGAAGGACGGCCCCAGTCCGTCAGACTATCACGTGTTAACCGCGATAGAGCTAGAACTCTCAGCCCTGATCAGGGCTTCCTGACGGTAGATGCTCCAGCCAGCCACGCCGTACCAGCCGAGAGGCTGGAAGCGAGTCAGCTTGTCGACAACCGGACCGCGCACAGTGTGGAACTCTTCCGCGACAGCCTCGGCGAGAGCCTGCTGCCCAGTGAAGTACGTGTCGTACACATCGACGGTGCCACCGGCACCGGCATCGGGACGAACGCGAGTACGTGGAGTCTCGATGAAGACTGCCCCCTCATACTCTCCAATCTCTCCGGACCAGATGTTCTGCGCAGAGCTGTACTCGTGAGGAGCACGCCATGCAGCGTTACCGGTCTCTGCCCTCAGGTCGTGAGAGACCTCTGGGTGGATGTACGCAGTGTAGAAGCTTCCCTTGTTGGGGTGCACCTTGTTCGTGCGAAGCTTCGCAACGGCCAGTCGGGTGTAGGCGGAGCTGAACACGTCAGCTGCGGTAGTACCGACAGTCGTCTGAGCACCATTGTAGATGGGGCCAGACGCACCGTTGTCACGGATGTAGTTGCTTCCCGCCTGAAGGACGGCAAGCACCACCGCGTCGACAGAGTCGACGAGGTTCCACGCCACCTGGTTGACGAGACCAGCGGTCACGTCAGTGAAGCTGAACAGGTCCAGCTTGTTGGACACGAGGATGGAGTTACCGTACTCGTTCAGAGTAACGGAGACGGTGGTCGGGTTGCTTGCGGCAACCGCGTCCGGGTCAACCAGCTCGTTCAGTGGGGTGGTTGCAGGAGAGAGATCCTGGTACAGCGAGAAGACTACGCTGGAGCCAGGCATCGCCTGCTGAACAGGTCGCTTGTCTGCGACCTGGCGGAACATGGGCTGCGCACGCAGAGCGAACTCAAGCGCGCGGTCGTACGTGGTCTGGACGAGATTGCTCATCGCCGCAGTACCGGTGAAGGCGTTAGCCACACCTACCCCCTAGGGGAAGATGGTCACTTCAGGTTCTGGAACGCTGCAAGTAGACCATTCAGATCAGTAGCATCGTTGACGCTCGCCTGTGCAGCCTCGAAGTTTCCGAGAGGCGTGCCCTGCTGTCCGGCTCCATTGAGCCGGTCATACTGAGCCTGCGCCTCAGGGGTGAGGCCAGAGCTGGGCTGATTGTCAACTGGGTTTGGGGTGTTCGGCGTTCCCGAACCACCACCGAAGATAGTCTGCATAGTGGTCGCCCACTCGCGGACCTTCTCCGGGTCCGCCTCTCCCTTGTACTGCTGTGCGGCAGTGGCGGGAATGCCAAGCTCGCTGAGGGTCGAAGTCACAGACTGATTACGGAGCTGGCTCTGAACGCTGGCCAGAGCGTTCTCCAGGTCTTCCGTCTTCTTCTTCTGTGCCTCGTAAGCGTCACGAAGTGCCTTGGGCCCTGGAAGGTTGTCGTTGTTTCCGGCCAGGTTCGTGTCGTCCTCGATACCCCAGTTGCTCATGAGTCTCCTAGTTGATTGTGAACGCCAAGAAGCCCGCGCTAGGGGGCGCGGGATCTGCTCGTTCGGATAGGTTGCCAGTCTTCACTACAGTACTGCCTGCTGGCTTGGGCGTACCGGTACAAGAGGTGGGACTCGAACCCACGATTACCTGTTTGTAGGACAGGAGCCTTTGCCGCTAGACGACTCTTGTGTAGTCTCGCAGGGAGTCGAACCCTGATATCAGGTTTAGGAAACCCGACTGCGTCCTTCACCGAGACAGCTCTCATACCAGGATTCGAACCTAGATCCACGGATTAACAGTCCGCTGCACTACCATTGTGCTATACGAGATTGAGAGCCCCACCGAGGAATCGAACCCCGATTAGCTGATTACTAGACAGCTGTTCTTGCCGTTGAACTAGTAGGGCAAATCCTGCGCGCTTGAGTCGCGCAGGTGATGGACTACCTTCATACAGCCTCAAGATTCAGCGTCCATCGAGTGGTCCGGGTGGGATTCGAACCCACATCCTCCGGGATTAAGAGTCCCATGCAGTGCCAATTCTGCGACCGGATCGTACAGGTAGAGGGACTCGAACCCCCATCGCTAAGTTCGTAGCCTAGCGTTCTGTCCTTTGAACTATACCTGCGGGGTGACCAGAGGGAATCGAACCCTCACCGCTGGGGACACAACCCAGCAAGCTACCACTACAACATGGTCACAGTGCCGAACCGTGGAATCGAACCACGTACCTGTCGGGTTTCAACCGACCGCTCTGCCAATGAGCTAGTAGGGCTAGAGTACTCCATCGGGGAGTTGAACCCCGCCTAACAGGTTGAGAACCTGTTGTGCTAACCGCTACACAAATGGAGCAAGAGTAGTCCAAGAGGGATTCGAACCCATCACTGACCAGTTCCTAAGACTGGTGCCTCTACCGTTGGGCTATTGGACCAAAGCGCACCAGAAGGGGATCGAACCCTCTACCCTCCGCTCGACAGGCGGATGCTCTAACCAATGAGCTACAAGTGCAAGTGGTAGGGAAGGAGGGAGTTGAACCCTCTTCTCTCGCGTATCAGGCGAGGGTAATGCACCGTTATACTACTTCCCAGTGGAGAATGTGGGGCTTGAACCCACCTGAGTCGGTTTGCAAAACCAACCTGTCACCATGTACGACATCCCCCAGAAGTCATGCCGGATTTGAACCGGATCCCCCGCTTTGCAGGCGGGGTCCGCCCCAGGCGGATCACGACCAGTTGCTCGTCTGAGAATCGAACTCAGCTAGACCGAAGTCGAGAGGGTTACAGCCTCCCTTGTGTCCCAGCACCCAAGCATCAGAAGGATCTTCGATCCTTCGGGTAGCTGCGTTTCTTACGGAAACGCTGCCAGCGGAAGAAGGTGGAGTCGAACCACCAGCCAAAGACTGTCCTCCCTTAGCAGGGGAGGTGGCCGCCACCGGCCACATCTTCCAAAGCGGAAAGTAAAGGAATCGAACCCTCAGCCTCACGGCTGGCACGGCTTTCTAGACCGCTTGCGGACCGTTCCGCGCTACCTCCCAAAGCTACTCACCAAGGATTCGAACCTCGATTAGCTGGTCCAGAGCCAGCCGTCCTGCCGTTGGACGAGTGAGTATTGGCAAAGGATGAGGGATTCGAACCCTCGCGGTACGGTTTTGGAGACCGACCGGCACAGCCTACGCTATCCAATATGGCTCCGCTCGGAATCGCACCGAGGTCTACAGCTTATGAGGCTGTCGTGGGACTTCTCCACTACAGAGCAGAGCCTTGCGCCGGGATCGAACCGGCGAACCTAGTTTGGAAGACTAGTGTGTTACCTCTACACCAGCAAGGCAAGTAACGAGCGGCGGGCTGCCAGCACCCCCCACAGTCGACGTGGTCGACCGGCTAGGAAACGAACCTAGTATCTCCGCTCTCGTCTCTCTGGAAGGAATCGAACCTTCTTTGCCTGTTCCCAAAACAGGTGTGATGCCAGTTCACTACAGGGAGGAAGTGACAACCGTACTTAGGTACGGTTGGTCACATCCCCAATGCTACCTGGCTCCTCCACGCTGCGCAAGACCTGAAGACGCTCCACCAGTAGAGCCACTGAACGCACCCTTTTCAGAGCTTGCCAGCCTCTCCTTCTGCTTCGTCGCAGAAGTGCCGCCGATGAAGGCGTCCTCCTCAGCCATGCGCTGAGTCCACTGTCCTCCGTAAACCTGAGCCAGGGTGCCCAGGTTGCTGAACTCGTCAGCAATCTTCGCGTAACCGGATGCAGCGGTATCGCGAGACACGCCGGAAGTGGCAAGCTCCTCCGCGTACTGCGGATCAAATGCCAGGCCACGCTGTAGCGCCTCTGCTCCGATAGCTGCGGTAGCCGCAGCCTTCTGAATAAGAGGCAGAGCCCTGTTCTGGTCCAGGAAGTAGGCCGTCAGGTCACCGTCAGACAGTCCCATCTGCTTGAGTGCAGACTTATACGCAGGGTTGGCTAGAGCCGTAGCCTGCGTAGCCAGATCCACTCGTCCCTGAAGTTCCGTTGGGCTCATGTCTCCAGAGATCCAGCTTGTGAAGTCATCCGCAGAGTCGTAGAATCCCTGCGGCAGTCCCGACTGCCTCATGATCTGACGGTAGCTGTTCTCCACCGAGATGTACTCCGCTGGAGACAGGACAGGCATGCCCGCCTTGCGGCGTGCCTCGTTGGCCGCGAACCTCTTCTTGTACTCTGGACTGTCCTGGAGCATGAGAGAGATGACGTCGGAGCCATAGCCGTTCTTGATGAAGTCATAGATCTTGCTGGCAAGGGATCCCAGGCCATACTGTTCGAACATGGCGCTCAGGGCCATGTATGCGTTCCTGTTGTCTCCACTCAGCAGCTTGTCGTACTGCCCAGTGTTCTCGTAATACTGGTTCTGCTTGACGGTGTGGCTCTGGGTAGCCGTGGCCAGCTGAGCCTGAACCCTCTTGAGCCTCGCCTGAGCAGCCCCAAGGCTGCTCTTGTCTGCCGCCGAAGGATTCTTCTTCGCCTTCAGCGTATTGATCTGCTTGGTCAGTCCGGCGATCTCGGTCTGACGGGACTTCATCTGACTCTCCAGCGCCTTCAGCTGTAGCTGAAGCGCGGTGCCAGCGTCGATCTGCCCCGGCAGGGTTACGGGTGTGGTCACTGTTTCTCCTAGTACTTGAATCCGAAGTCAGCCAGGACCTGATGCCCCACCTGGAACAGGTTGTCCTGAGCATTCTTCGTCTTGGTCCAGCGGGGGTCGGCCCGCAGCTCGTTCTCGAACTGCCACAGAGGCTTTGCCTCCTTCTGAAGACTACCAGGATTGGTGTAGTTGAGTGCCTTCTTGATGGTCGGATCGAACAGGTTGACGCTGCCGGATGGCAGCTCAAGGATCTGCGACATGGACTGCATGTATGGTGCAGCGATGTCCTGCACGGTCTGACCTCCGTCGATCTGTGCAGTCCACTGAGGGAACTGAGCCTTGGCCAGCTTCATCAGTTCATTCTTCACGTCCTGCTGGGTGCCGACACCGCTCACGATGTTCTTCACCCTGGATGACATCCACGAGTCTGCGACCTTGACGCCCATACTGTAGGCGTATCCGGCAAGCTCGTCCCATGCCTCGCCCGCCTGTCCAGTGTGGGTGCTACTGGTGAGGACCAGCTTCTGCCCCATCAGGTTTCGGATCTGTGCATCGTCGTAGCCCTTAGCCACGATCAGATAGGCGTAGCTTGCCATGCTGGCACCGGACAGCTGCTTGCCGGTCAGGCCTACCTGCTTAGCAAGCTGGGCCGCCTTGACCCTGGCCTGGTTCATCTGCTGCTTTGCGGTGGCCGGATCAGACTTGGTAAGGATGAGATACTCTCGCTCGTCCTTGCTGTGGGCCTTCCACCACTTCGTATTGCGCAGCTTAGCCTGGAACTTGTCGGCAGACCAAGTTCCGGAAACAGCCTGCTTGAACAGGTCCTTCAGCTCCGGGTTCGAGTTCAGCAAACCGGAGACGAAGCCGTACTGTTCAGCCAGCTCTGCGCTGGATAGAGTAGGCGTGACCGTGCTCCCTGTCGAGAAGTTGGAGGTTCCGCCTCCAGCCGGATACTTAGCTGCGTTCTGCATTACATTGTCCACATAGCCCTTGATGGAAGGGCCGCCCTGCTGGGATCGAGTGGACTGGTCGAGGTGAGCGGATCCAGGCCCGCCATACCACGCGGCTGCTGCGCCGCGTGGCCCGTACTTGTTGAAGTAGGACTGAAGCTTGCCTCTGGCCACAGCATCCTGAGCCTTGGGATTATTCAGGAACTGCTGAGGCGTGAGGCTCTTGCCGTAGTACGCCTTGGTCCATGATGGAATGTTGGAGTCCAGGACCTGATACTTTCCATAGGCCCTGCCGTAGGATGTACGGGGCCCGATGGCCCCGTAGTTTCCACCCGACTCCTGCTCTACGATGGCCGAAAAGAACTGCTCGAACGTGATGGCCATCTCATCCTCCAGTCAGGCCCATATCCTGTAGCACCTTCAGCCCCACCTTCATGGTGCCGTCCTGCGCCTTCTTCGTCTGACCCCATCTGGGGT